AAAAAAACCAAACAAAAAGACCGTTGAATGTCATGTTTGCGGAAAAGAATTTCAATTGAACTCAAATTTAGTTTACGGAGAGTTCCACCGATGTAATCGGTGTGGGAGAAGGTAATGTCTAAAAAGCTTGGTAGTCCAGGCGCAGAGACGGCAGTTCTTGCTGGACTCTTCGCTTACGGTCTAGAGTCATACGTTGAAATAAACGACATAATTGATCACAATAGTTTTCATACTCACAATAATCAATTAATATATAAATGTATTGAAAAGATTTTAAACCAAGAAGCAGTAGTAGACCTACCCGCTTTATTATCTGCTGCTGACCAACTTGGATTTTCTGAAACTATTCAGACTAAGCAAGAATTACAATATATAAAAACTTTGATGGAATTTCCCGTCAAGAAAGAAAATGTAATTCACTTTGCTGCCGAAATAAAAAAGTTTGAATTTGCTAGGAAGATTAAATCTCTTGCTAATAAAATAGGCAAGGATATAGAAGATATTAATGGCGATGAGGATATAGATGAAATTATATCTATTCTGGAAAATCCAGTTACAGATTTTCTGAGAGAAGACGACACTCGCGATAAACCTGAGAAAATCGGTGAGGGTGTAGAAGATTATATTCAATTTTTAATAGATAATAAATGTGATCAAATTGGTATACCTAGTGGGTTTAATAGATATGACGCTGCTATTGGTGGTGGATTGCGACGTAAGTGTGTTGATCTTGTTTCTGCTCGCCCTAAAGTTGGTAAGTCTGTTTTTGGTGACAATGTTGCTATTCATGTGGCTACACAGGGCATTCCCGTCCTAATGCTAGACACAGAAATGAGCAAGGAAGATCATTTAAATAGAATATTATCTAGTATTAGTGGTGTACCTATCAATGAAATTTCTACAGGTAAATTTAAAGAAGATGAAGAAAAGTATATTTCTGTAACAGATGCCGGTAAGAAAATTCAAGAGATACCATATACCTATGTTTCAGTAGCAGGAGCGCCGTTTGAAAATATCCTTAATCATATAAAAAGATGGGTTTTACAAGAGGTGGGTACTGATGAAAACGGTAGAACAAATGAATGTTTAGTTGTATATGATTACTTGAAATTAATGTCATCTGCTGGTATAAGCGGGAATATCCAAGAATATCAGGCATTAGGTTTTCAGATTACAAACTTACATAACCTAGCAGTCAAATATGATTTTGCTTGTCTTGCTTTTGTTCAACTAAACCGTGATGGTATAACCAAAGAGTCTACAGACGCTGTAAGCGGTTCTGACAGACTTATTTGGTTGTGTACATCATTCTCTATCTTCAAAGAAAAATCAGCAGAGGAATTGGCAGAGGATGGTCCAAGGGCAGGTAATCGTAAACTTGTACCAATCGTCTCACGTCACGGTCCAGGTATGCAGGATGGTAATTATATAAATTTGCGTATGGATGGATCTCACGCCCTATTGTCAGAATTAAGAACTAGAGATGAATTTCTAAAAGTGGGCGACAACGATGCTTTAGAAGGAGCAGAACTGCCGTTCGAGGAGGATACTGATGAGTAAGTATATAGCAAAGTTTAACGGAGGTCCAGCGCACGGTGAAGAAGTAGATTGTCCTACCTGTCACGATGTTTATACTCTAACTAAAGTATATGAAACAGGACTGGTAACAAGATGTAAATATTTGCTTAGTAAGAAAAAGGATAATGTATTACACTATGATTTAATGGAAGAAAGATTCGTTGATTTTAATAGTTCAACCTTTAGAGAAAATAAATCATGAGCATAATACCATTATCAATAGCAACAGTCTGCTACATTATAACTATGTTTTCTAATTTAAAACAAAAAGATTATCCTCATGCGCTAGTATGGGGTTCTTACGCGCTCGCTAATATTGGATTACTTTGGTATGAGTACAACAAAACAAAAACTTGATTTAAACGAAGTAAGAAAAATTATCTTCAAAGACTTAGCTTTACTTCTAGAAGATTTAAATTTAGACTGGGATTTATCTAATAATAATGTGTTCATGCCGTGTCCTATTCACGGTGGCGATAATCCTACAGGTGTCTCTATATCTCTTCTAAATAAAAACTGGAGATGCTGGACTCATAACTGTCATGAGGATCTTGGTACTGATATTTTCGGATTTGTCGGGGGTTGTAGACAAGATCCGACATTTTCTGATACCTTACGATACATTTGTAATATTTATAATATAAACGGTAAAGGTAATACACTCTTATCTAAAGAAAAAGAGATAGAAAAGACAGAATTAGAAGATGTAGTAAAAATATTTAGAAAATCAATACATAAAGACAGTGTTAAGTATGTTAATGATGTACAAACAATAAATAATTCATTTTATTTTGAAAAACGGGGATTTTTACCTGACACACTTGCTCATTTTGGAGTAAAAGATTGTATAGATAAATTTTCCGCTATGTGTAACAGGTCTATTATACCCGTAAACTTTCAAGGTAAAGAAGTTGGATATATAGCTAGAGCTACAAAGAATTTTATTCAACCTAAATATTTATTTTCTCACGGATTTAAGAAAACAGATTATTTATATAATTATGACGAAGCAATTAAGTATGGTCCAGAAAAACATACACTATTCCTTGTAGAAGGTCAGGGGGATGTTTGGAGATTATACGAGGCGGGAGTTAAAAATGCCGTTGGATTATTCGGTAAAGATATATCAGATCAACAAGTCAGACTTTTAGTTCAGGCGGGTGTGACATATATAGTTGTTCTAACAGATAATGATCAAGCAGGACGCGAAGGGAGAATGAAAATACAGCGCGAACTAAATAGAATGTTTAATTTAATTTATCCACCAATGCCTAAAAAAGATATTGGTGATATGTCAGTCAAAAAAATACAAAAACACATCTTATCAGAAGTTGAGGGTTTATATTAATGATACTAGGAATATCTGGAAAAAAACAAGCTGGAAAAACAACAATTGCGAATATTATTCATGGCGACATATTGCTTAGGAATAATCTTATCTTAGATTATAATATCAATGACGACGGTAAACTAATAATTAAAACTAAAAACGCCGAAGGTAAAGAGGGTTGGGGAGAATTTGATATTGAGCGCAAGGATGAAGATTTTGTACAATACTCCCACTACAACATGTGGCCCCATGTTAAGCTATACAATTTTGCGGACTCGCTAAAAGAATTATGTATTAATCTATTTGGATTAACACCAGAGCAAGTATATGGTACAGAAGAACAAAAAAATCAAATATTACCCGGTATTAGATGGGAAGATATGCCAAGGTTTCAGAACATGAAACTAATAAAAAAATTACCAATTGACGCAAAAAAAAGTTGGGGTTGGAAAGAGGGCGCAATGACAGCGCGTGAATTTATGCAGTTTCTTGGAACTGATATCATGCGCAAGATTGATAAAAATGTTTGGGCGAATGCCTGTATAAATAAAATTTTAAAAGAGGGTAGTGATCTTGCTGTTATAGCAGATGTAAGATTCCCAAATGAAGTTGAAGCTATCAATAAGGTTGGTGGCAAAGTATTGAGGTTAGAGAGGAATGTTCACGAAGATGACCATGATAGTGAAACTGCGCTGGACGTAGATAATTTCGATCATAGTAATTTTTGGCATGTGCTTGACAATAGAGATATAACTATTCAGCAAACAATAACTGAAATTCAATCTCTGTTAAGTACATTCTGGTGTACTTGAAAGGAACACTATGATTGTCACTTATATTAGGTCGTCAAGTTATAATAATTATGACTATTGTCAAATGCAGTATTTTATTACTTACGTTTTAGGTCACAGGTCTGACAGCAACAAAAAAGCTGACATTGGGACGATGGCTCACAAAGTAATGGAAATACTCGCTGCGCTAAAAAAATTTCAACAAGATAATCCTCGTAAAAAATATCTAGAAATTGTTGATGACAAATGCGGTAAAATTAGAATACACAAAGATAGACTGTATCAAGATCCATTTGTTGAAGAAATGTGTGAATTATCTGTTGATATGTACGCAAAAGATTCCATTCATAAATTTTATCCAGCAGATAAAAAAACTGTAAGAGATACGGTTTTTACGTTTTTGACTCACTCTGACTTTATGTTTGACCCCAGAAAAAGAACCATCTACCATCCAGAAGCACAATTTGACATCCCTATAGAAGAAGATTGGGCGAAATTTGAATATGAAATTGACGGTAAAATGGTGTCTGGACAATTAGCAATTAAAGGCACAATTGACTTGACAACTTTGATAGATGATGATACAATAGAAGTAATTGACTGGAAAACCGGTCGTAGGATGGACTGGACAACCGGAGAAGTCAAAGACTATAAAAAACTAGAAAAAGATCCTCAACTATTATTGTATTTTTATGCAATGTCTAGAATCTATAAAGATTTCCCCAACAGAATTATGAGTATTTTCTTTTATAAAGACAAAGATGGAAATGTTGACCCTATGCCATTTAGCATATGTTTAGGACCGGAAGATGAAACAAGATTTCTGAAAATGCTGAAAAACAGATTTGAAGAAATAAAGAAAAA